CGTCGGTACAAGAGTATCGCAAAAAAGTTGAGTCTATGCAAGATTTGACGATTGAACAACAAATTATCCTTGTAAAAACTTATGAAATTTCTATTAGAGGATTTGCAGCAAATGCAAATTTCTTAATGGATATAACCCAATTAAATTGGAAACGCTTTTCCGCTATAGTTAATGGATTAGTGTTACGAGGTGCGCTAGAGAAAGTAGATAAAAATTATTATAGAACTAAAGGAATATAAAATGGAACAAACCAATCACACACAGGAACAACCAGTAAAATACTGGATTATCGATTGTCATGTAAATGATAGAGACATCATGATACCATTAGTCGATGAGCTAAAAAGATTAAAACAATACTTTATAGTCTCACTCCACACTGGTAAAAAGACAACTTCAATGAAACGAGTATCAAAAAAGGTATTCGAAAAACAAATAAACCAATAATTATGAACGCAGAACGTATTTATGATCCATTAGACATCATGAATTCTAGAAAAATTGATGTAAATTATGCAAATGAGTTATACAATAGATGGTATAATTCAAATAGTGATTTAACATTTATTGATTGGTTACATGCATTAACATTGCATTATTGCCAAGGTGGAGCTTCAAGACAACACATGGATTTACTACAAAAAACAGTTAACGTTTTAGTAGAAGCAATAAAACAAACAAAATAATAAAATGAAAGACCAAGAATCGTATTACATGATTATTCCAGCATCAGTTTGGAATTCAAAAGAATTATCACCAAATGCTAAATTATTATATGGACATATAACCGTTTTAGCAAATAAAAATGGATTTGCATATTGTAGTAATGCTTATTTAGCCAGAGTATTAGATGCTAAAATACCATCAGTAAAAACATGGCTAAAACAATTAGAAGAACTTGGAGTAATTAGTCGAGAAGTACAATATAAGCAAGATTCTAAAGAGGTAGAAATGCGTAAAATTTATATCGTTAATCCTAATATACTAGCTAGTATACCGAGAGATACCAGTCTGTATACCGACAAATATCAGTCTAGTATACCGGAAGATCCAGATAATAGTACAAGGATTAATAGTACAAGTATTAATAGAACAAGAAACAATAATAAAATAACTTTAAAGCCTGAAACCCTTAAAGACTTAAAGGCAGGAAATAAAGAAGCTCTATTTTTTGTTGATGAAGATGATATGAAAAACCTTACTATAGATGAGCAAAAGGCTTTAACATTAGCAAATGAAATTTTAAATAAACAATTTTAATTTATGAACATAACGTTATCAGTAGAAAATCTACCAGGAGAAATATGGTCTCAATATGACCAAACAGAATGTACCAGGAAGCCATCCACATGCCCTAAGGGTGACCCAACTAGAGTTCATTATAAAACTATTAAATGGTATGTAAGTAATCACGGACGTATCAAGAAATCATCGTACACATTTCCATTAGAAGTTACTGGACTTAAAACTTGCAAATTTGCTGGTCAAACTAGAGAAGAATTGTTACCACTCTATACTAAAGGTGGAAGCAAAAAGAAACATGGATCAAAACATGACCAATATAAGTATGCATGTGTACCAAAAGGCCAATATGTACATCGACTAGTTGCTGAAGCTTTTATTCCAAATCCAGAAAATAAAAGAACTGTTAATCATATTGATGGTAATAAGCTAAATAATCATGTTGACAATCTTGAATGGGCTACATATAAAGAACAAATGCATCATGCAATGGAAACTGGATTAGCTAATCCTTTTGGTAAAGTAAATTAAAATCGATACATACCCTATAATATAATAGAGATGATAGTACAAATACCTTTAGGATTTAAAGATGATATAGAGAATATGGATCAATGTGATATTTTGTTCATTGCAAGTTTAACATTATTTCACCATATTTATGGTACTGAAAGTTATGTTGAATTAGAAACACCAGATATTAGATCATTGGTTTGGCAAAAAATCGAAAATGATACACATAATTTGCAGAGTGCATCACTTTTAAAAGAATTTGCAGATAAAGGATGGATAGAATATGGAAATGGAACTGAAGGTATTATGGTTAGAATTTGTAAACCTAAATTTGGTGGATTTTATGGAAGCATGGGTGGTTGTGCTTTAATCTACAAAGATGCATCGTTATCAGTTGAACTAACAGATATTAGAGCTATTATGAAATTTTGTTATTTGTTAGGTCGTTTAGCTAATGTCACAGCAAATTCAGATGTTTATGAATCCAGACAACAACTAAAGCTTCCAAAAAGCAACAAGCATAAAAATGTGGTTGTTGTACCAATGGTGTACATTGATCAGCTTACATATGATTCAACTGCACCAAAAAAGAATAGAAAACTTAAAAATGAAGAATCCATTTAATCGTTTTGATGACGTCAAAATTGATTTAGAGAAATATCGAGAATATAATGAAGATGAGCGTACCCAATTGTATGTTCATCTTCATAACCATTTTTTGGCAACTTCCATGTTCCTATCTGGTAAGTTACGCCAAAATATTACCTTTTGGGAAACAGTAAAATTAGCAGAAGAACACTTCATGGATATTGAAAACTATGAATTTTTATTAGTTTTAAAAGATTTTACACAATTCTGCATTGAAAAAAACATGCCCGTTAAAATTAGGGAAGATTAAGATTGTCAGTAAATGACTTTCCGATATTTATAAATAGAAAATAATATAAAATTATGTCAAAGAATAAGAACTATTATTCATTTAACGTTGACCGAGTTGAAACAGAGCTCCCAATGTTTATTGAAAAAGTTGGAAAAAGATGGGTTCAATATGGAGCCGACAATCTATTTCCTCAATTTATAGCAGGACTCTATAATAAAAGTGCAATGAATCGTACTGCAATTATCTCAAAAGCAGATGCAGTATTTGGCAAAGGTCTATCAACTGTTAAAGATGAAGACAATTACCTATTAAAAAGAGCAAATCCAAAAGAATCTTGGAATGACGTTTTTGAAAAAGTTATCCTAGATTACATTACATTTGGTGGATTTGCACTTAATGTTATTTGGTCAAATGACGGTGAATCAATTGCTGAATTTTATCATATTGACTTCTCAAAAGTAAGAAGTGGAATTCACGATTTAGGAACTGATACAGTTAACAATTATTTTTATTCATCTGATTGGGCTAATTGGAGAAAAGTAACTGCTGTTGAATATCCTGCATTTAACCCAGCAGAGTCATTAGAGAAACCAAATCAACTTTTCTATTATTTTGATTACGAACCAGGTTCTCTATTCTATCCATTACCATCTTATAGTGGTGGTTTAAATGATATTCAATTAGATGTTGAAATCAGTAAATGGCATATTAATAATATTTCAAATGGTCTTGCACCTTCATTATTCATTGGTTTAAATAATGGTGTTCCCGATCCCGAAGCAAGAGAAGAAATCTATGATGAAATTACAATGGCATTCCGTGGATCTGAAAATGCTGGTAAAGCGTTTATTGCATTCTCAGATGATAAAGAACATGCTCCAGATATTGTTCCTATTCCATCAGCTAATTCAGATTACTATGTTACTGTAGAAACTAGAATTACTTCTAGAATCTTATCAGCACATCGTATTACTTCACCTCTTTTATTAGGTCTTTATCACGAAGGTGGTACAGGTTTCTCTAGTAATGCTGATGAAATAGAAACTGCATACCTACATTTCGTATCAACCGTAGTGAAGCCAATTCAAAAGTCAATGCTTAAAGTTATTAACACTTTAATGTATTATAAAGGTTATCCAGAAGTAGAAGTAGTTATTCAACCGAACAGACTAATGGAAGGTTTAACAAGAACAGACGCAGTCGAATAAAAAGAAATTAATTAAACATGGCATCAAATGTACTCTTCGTATCAGAAGAAAAGCTAAAAAGTTTTACATCTATTCATCAGTCTGTTTCTCCAACAGATCTAGTGCCTTATGTACTTCAAGCCCAAGATATTTACATTCAAAACTATTTGGGTGCAACCTTCTATCAGCAATTAGAAGCACAAATTAAAGTAGGTGTAATTTCAACACCAAATCGCTTTATTTTAGATAATTATATTGGTCCATTACTTTGTAACTGGGCTCTTTATCATGCTTTACCTTTCTTAGCATATAAAATATTCAATAAATCAGTACTTAAACCAAATTCTGAAAATGCACCTAGTGTAGAATTAGATGAGGTTAAATTCTTACAAACACAAGTTAGAGAGGTTGCTGAAAGTTACACTAAATATATGCAAATCTACTTAAATAATCATTTGAGTGACTATCCTGCATATGCAAGTGCTAATTCTGAAGATGGTATTGCTCCAGATCATAAGACTCCATACTTTAGTGGTTTACAAACTAACTCTAAGTTCTTTAACTATAAGAAGTATCGCAACTATCCTTACGGAACTGGCCAAAGACCAAATGGTTATGGTGCATTCCAAAATAATGATGGTGGTACCTGCTACGGATGTGGCGATTGGAACACCTAATTTATTCAAATAAATATCTTATGAGCAAAACAACTACACAACAAAAAGTTGTAAAGCTTTCCATTCAATACCCTAAAACGGTAAAGAATGAAAAGCTTTTAAAGGTGTATTTAACTAAACTTAAGAAAAATGCCATTTGAAAAAGGACAGAGTGGTAACCTAAATGGTCGCCCAAAAGGTACCGGTAATCATTCAACTGAAGAAATTAAAAAGTATTATGTAGATCTCTTACATGGAAATCTAGATAATATACAATTGTGGTTAAATCAAACTGCATCACAAGATCCTGCGAAAGCATTAGATTTTCTATTAAAATTAAGTCCATTTGTAATACCTAAGAAACAGGAAACAGACTTAAACATTGAAAATCCTCTAAAAATCATTATTCCGGCACCAAAAGATAAAACTGATAAATAACTTATCAGTTTTTTTATTTTAAATGGCCGAAATATACACGCAAACTTTGGATTTTACCGAATATCTTACTAATGACTATACTGCCCTGCTTGAAGCATCTCGTAAAATAACGGGTAATAGTGATTTATCAATTGACTTATTACACTATGCAATTGAAGAGATGAGTAATAAGGCAAATATCCAGTCAATTGTTGACTCGGGTGGCGCTAGATTCTACTGTGTCCGTATTATGATGACACAATGGCGTTCACAAACTGGACCATTCTATAATCAATTTATCAAGTCCAGTGGCATCGAAATAACCAATATAGATATAAAAGAAGATGAAGAAAATCTTCTAGATATTAACAAAATTAATAAAATATTAGAGCAACTACCTTGGTATGATCGCGAATTATTTAAATTATATGCTGAAGGGCAACATAATTATACTTCGTTATCAAAGGAAACTGGAATACCAAGAACCAGTATTGGTCTAACAATTAACAGAGTTAAGAAACATATTAAGAAAAACTTATAAATTAAATTTAAAATTATGGCTTTTACATTTACAGACAAAAACGGAAAACCTCTTAAAAATACTCAAATTGAGTGGAGATTAGAAAATGGTTCAACATTTAAATCAGAACCAGAAAGATTTGAAAGAAACGTTGCATATTGGAAATCTAAATTAGGATTAGCAAAAGATTCTAAAGTAGAAATCTTAAATGGCAATATTGAAATCGAAGTACCACAAACAACTAAAATTGAAAACTATGCTAACACTCTTACTGAGCCTGTTGCTGCTGAGCCTGCTATCGAGTCTAGTATCAGTCAGCCTGATGAACAACCCGATCTATTTGAAGATCTTGAAGGTGACGTCAATACTCCTAAACCTAAATCTAGAAAGAAAACCTCTTAATTGTAGTTTTTGCTTCAGTCAATGGTTAGCTTTGGGGCTCTCGCTCTATTCTGGTTTTGGATGGTGGTCCTTAATCTCGTGGTTAGGGGCAGGCGCCATAACATTAACAATCGAAAAGATTATAAATTATTAATATGGAAACGACAATAATACCAGCAGAAGAGAATAATAATATCATTCATAAGTTAGTAGATATTAAAATCTTAATTGATACTAAGAGAAATAGTTTTACACCAGTAGAACAGAAAAAGATCTATGATTTATACAATGAAATCACTGGTGAAAACAAACAACCTAATGGATGTGGTGCATGCCTCAATAACACTATTACTAGGTTGAAGAAAGAATGTAGAATTTATGGAATTTAAAATATTAGACCCTTATAGTCCACTATTTTATTCTGATAAAACCTACTTCTTAATTTCTGGTGGACGTGCAAGTGGTAAATCTACCCAAGCCGCTGCCTACTTTTTAATTAAATTAATGGGCGATGACTTCTTTAGGGGAGTCATTTCTCGTTATACACAAAAGTCTATTAAATCTTCTATCTATAGGGATATTCTAGACCTTGCTGAGTCATGGGGGATTCGCCAGTTCCTTAAAATTGAAGGTGATGAGATAACTAATGTTAGAAATGACAATATGATTATAACACACGCCATGAAACTACAGGATGGTACAATGACCGCAAAAGGTAAAGGTCTGGCCAGAGTTACTCACTTATTAATAGATGAAGCAACTGAATTACCATCAGAAGAAGAGTTTGTAAAATTAAATGACTCATTCAGAACTAAAGGAGTAGAGAGAAAAGTCTTAATCCTATTTAACCCAACAACAAAGAGACATTGGATCCATCGTCGTTGGTATGTTGATGGTGTTCCAAATCCTAAATGGTTTGACGATCATGAGTTTATTCACACAACTTATCATATTAATGCAGAGAATCTAGATCCTAAAAAGATTCAAGAATGGGAACGTATGAAGTTTATAGACTTAGAGTATTATAAACATCATATCTTAGGCGAATGGCAAGATGGAGTAGTTGGTCGAATCTTTCAAGACTGGAAGGTTGCACAAGCTGACCCAGAAGCTGAATATGATACTGTGTATGGTCTAGACTTTGGTTTTGCAAGTGACCCTGTGGCCCTAGTTCAAATTAAAAAGCATAATAATAAAATCTATTTAAAAGAGTTAATCTATGAAACAGGCTTAACAAACCATGACATAGGAGCTATAATGAAAAAACTAGGTATCACAAGTCGAGATACAGTAATTGCCGATTCTGCCGAACCTAAATCAATTGAAGAACTCAAACGACTAGGTTTTAATGTAAAACCAGCCTATAAAGGACCAGACTCAATTCAAATTGGTATTAATAATTTAAAGCAATATGAAGTCTATATGGATCCTGAGTCTAAGAACCTACATATGGAATCAGATCTATATTGTTGGAAAGTTGGCACTGACCGTCCAATTGATGAGAACAATCACTTAATGGATGCTATTCGCTACGGACTCTCTAAGCCTAAAGGTGGTCAATATGTCTTTTCATCTAAAACATCGGCCAATCGACCATTCGACCAAGACGGAGACCTAAAAGCATGGGATTCTAAAGTCGAAAACATGACTCCAAAGCGTCGCATGTATTGAAAACTACAATGAAA